AGCCGGAGCCCCAGCCAGCATCAGCAGCAGAAAACCCCCAAGCCAACGAAGCATCCCCCTGCCCCCTCTTCGCCTCAATGCACGGTGCAGCTCATGCAGGTAAAATAAATCACAGAAAACTCCATACATAACAAGATGTTATACAGCATTTGTTCCGCTGCTGTTCCGCACCAAAATAAACAAATCCACATCAAGAAAAACAATGACTTACAGGTCAATTATGGATGATCCTGGGGCTGACATAGGCCCCCTTCCATTCCTGGCCGGATAGACGGCCTGTTTTGTCCTGAAACCCGCAGATCACAAGGCTTTCGCCCTGGCCGGTTGGCTTCCCCTTATTCCTCGTCCTGGGTTTTGACATTGCTCTTCCGGCGCTTCGGAGCAGGCGGCCACTCGCCCTTGTTCAGCAGCGTGATCGCCTCGATCTTGGAGGCGATGCCAGTTGCCTCTTTCACCCGCCGCAGGAACGTGGATGGGCTCATCTCATACTTGTCGGCCAGGGCCGGCACGCTCCACTCGGTGTCGGCAAACAGCGCCAGAGCCTCACGCAGTTTGGGTCCGGTCAGGGCGATCTTCTTCCGGCCACCCGTCACCCCAGCAGCCACGCGCTTGAGCGTCATTGCCCGCCCGCGCCGCCGGTTGACGGCCTCATGCACCATGCCTGCCCCCTGAGCAATATCCGCCCCCTGGGTCGGGTCGAGTAGCGCCCCCGTTTCACAGCACTGAACTTTGCAGCCCTTGAGGGCCAAGCGCCGGCCAACCTCGAACCAGACATCGAGCCCGGCGAAGTGGCTGAAGTTCGGCACGCCAAGAACGCCGCCAGGGCGGATCGAGTTGAGCGCCGCATTCAGCGCGTCGATCTTGGTCAGCCGAGCCTTGCTCTTCGTTTCCTTCTTGTCTGCCGCCTGGACAAAGTATGGATCGTCCTGATGGCGGACGGGGAATCCCTTTTTTGCCAGAACAGCCAGCCACTCTTCCAGAGAGGGGCCGCGCGGCGTCAGGCGGATAAAGGAGACGCGATCAACGGTCGCCATTGTCTGCGCCTCCGATATCGTCAACGCGAGGAACCTCAAACAGATCCTTGTACTTTCTGTAGGTGGGCTGTGGCGCATTGATCGCATTCAGCGCCTGCTTAATGGGGGCACCCTCACGCCTCAGCCGGTGATATTCGGCCAGGCGGCCAGTCTCGACGTAAAGCTCGGCGAATGTCTTCCGCCCCAGCTTCACCCCTCGCTCTTTCGTCGCCTTCATTCCGGCGCGGGTGCGCTCGGAAAGCTGATTGGATTCGAACTCAGCCAGGGCCGCAAACAGCGTGAAGATCAATTGGCCGGTAGCCGTCTTCTGATTCTCGGTACTGATCTCGGATTGGGTCAGCGACCGAAATTTGACGCCGCGCTCGTTGAGACGGTTGACCGTCGTGATCAACTCGGCGGTATTACGCCCGAGCCGGTCAAGCTTCCAAACTAAGAGAGTATCTCCGCGCCGGCAAGACTTGAGGGCCGACGACAGCCCCTCTCGCGCATGGCTCAAAGTGCGCCCACTCTCGACATCTGAGAATATCATCTCTGCCGAGACGCCGGCACGGCGCATCGCGTCCATTTGCAGGTCGTAGCTTTGCTCCTCCGTCGAGACGCGCACATAGCCGATCAAGGCGCCTTCCTCTAGCTGGCTCTCTTCCGTCAATTCTCGTCACCCGTCATGTTTGATGACAGGGTAAATTACTTTGTACTCCGGTTCTATATCATTTTCCGCTTGCCATCAAATCGGGAACGTGTTTTGATAGCGTGAATAGGTGATATGGAGGCTCTGAGCCATGGAACTGAAATCGCAAGTCAACGCTTTGGTAAGCGCGGCGCACGGCGCCAGCACTAAGGCCGGATGGTGGGAAAATACCGATATCAGCGGCGACCGCCATGTCGTCCCAGCCAAGCTCTGCTTGATCCACTCGGAAATCAGCGAGGCGATGGAGGGCCACCGCAAGGGGCTGATGGACGACAAGCTTCCGCACCGCCCCATGATCGAAGTCGAGCTGGCCGACGCCCTTATTCGCATCGCCGATCTGGCCGGGGCGCTTGGCCTGGACCTGGGCGGGGCCGTCGAAGAGAAGATGGCCTTCAATGCCCATCGCGCCGACCACAAGCCGGAGGCCCGAGCGGCTGCCGGCGGCAAGATTTACTGAGGGAGTCCCTGGAAATGGCACTGGAAGATATCGTCTGGGGGCTTTGCGCCGAGTTAAGCGCTCCGCCCGCCGGCCCCACTGCGGATAAGATTCGAACGGCCCTGGCGCAGGCTGCCGCCATAGAACGCGCTGCGTGCGCCGAACTGGCCCGGTCGATGGCCTCGAAAGGCTGGGGCACCGCCCCGTTGAATGCACTTGCCGGCGAGATTGAAGCTCGCGGCGCACAGTAGGAGAGGCTTGGGCTACCACACCCAAGCCGCGCCCATTCCTGCTGCTACAAACACCGGCATGGTGGATGCGCCCAATATCCATTCCCCGACGCTCCACCAGCAGTTTCCGAGCCAGACCGGCAGCGTCATAGGTCGATTACGGAACAGCGCCACATAGGCCGGGCACGCCAATGGCAGAGGCATCAGCCACCACAGCTTGAACAGCACGGCGACGGCAATGGCCGGAAGGCTGTAGCGCCACAGCAGCTTGAGGGGTTTCTCATAGTCCTGGGATAAGCTGGCGAACAGCAGCAGGAACACCGACAGCACCAGGGCCTGCCACCAGGGCCAATTCGCCCAGGCCGGGGCCGAGAAGATCAGCACGAAAAGCCGGGCCGCCGTCTTCCCGCTGGTGACGCCGCCGGTCAGGGTCGAAATGGTCTGGCCGCCGGCCCCGCCGAACCAATGCCGCCAGAGCCCGCCCAGGAGAGCGGATGCGGCGATGATGGCAACACTCTGCGTGGTCATTGCGCCACCGCCTGCTGGGCGCGCACCCAGGCCTGCAGGTCGATCAACTGTTGCCGGGTTTCGTTTCCGGTTCCGAGGTCTTCGGCGGCAGCGCTAACGACGGCAGAGAGTGGAACGCCGGAGGGGTCGCCATCAGATTTCCCGGAGGCGTCGGGAACGAGGGGCACGCCACGGGCTGCGGCATCGAGCAGGCGGATAGTGCCATAAGGGATAACGCAGGCAGCGTCAGTTTTCGCAGAAACATAGCGGGGAACCTCCTTCACGATGGTCTTAGTGATGACTTGGATAGTCTGCTTATGCTCGGCGGCGGCCTGCCCGGCGTCCTGAGTGATCAGATCGCGGTGCTGCACCTCGACAAGCTCGCCCTGAACCTGCTTTGCGGCTGATTTGGCAAACTGCCCCTCTTTCCAATCCGCTCCGAACCAGCCACCAGCGGCGAGGCCGATCAGCAGCCCAAGGGCAAGATCACGAATGCTGAAACCGAACATGGGTTATCTCCATCAATCCAGAACCTCATCCTTCGCCTGGACGGGCGGAGGCTTGGGGGGCGCCGAAGAAGCGGGAGCTGTGGCACGGTGCAGATAGTCGTGAGTCGTGGCGGCGGTGACATAGGCCGCCACCACGGTCCCAGCCAGGGTGAAGGCCGACATCACGGCGGTCTTGGCCACCTCGGAATTTACCCACGGCAGCACAAGCGAGCCGATGACGACGCCCGCGCAGAATTGGAGCGTCCGCACGGCCATCTGCCGCCGGAAATCCCACCCCCCGCGCGGAGCGTCGAGCCGCATCAGACCCCCAGCGCCCGGCAGGCGGCGCGATAGGCCGTCAAGCGCTCGTCGTAGCCGATGGCGTCACCCTGCGGCTTGGTCTTGTGGCCCTTGTTGATCAGATCACAGACGCCGTCGAAATCGCCGGCATCGGCATAGCGATTGATCCCGTGCTTCGACCAGAACCAGGCCGCCGATCGGGCGGCTCCTTCCGGCCCCTCCAGATAATCCGGCTGGCCCAGCAGATCGATGCCCAAGGCTTCGCCGCATTCGGCGTAATTGTCCTTGCCGGTCAGCTGGATCAGGCCACGCCCGCGGAAGCTCCAGCCGTCGCCGCTGTCCTCGTCTCCGTTGCCCATGCGATCGGCATAGACGCGGTTGGCGATGCGTTCGGGCTGGCGGTCATAGTCCTGCGCTTCATCGGCGTCGAAGTGGCTGGGAAAAACCCGCAACAAGCCCTTTGCGCTATAGTTCAGGTTCTCGGTCGTGCGGGTCAGGTTCCCGCTCTCGACGCCGATATTGGCGAGGAAAGCCGCCAGCCGGTGCGGCGTATTGATCTCGAATTCGTCGCAGGCCGCGGCCAGGGCCGTCAGAAAGTGATCCACATTCTCGCCCGGCGCATCGGGCACAGCCGCCGCCAGGATTTCGCGGGTCAACATGATTACCTCACTCCCATTTTGCCGGTGATTCCAACCCATAGGGCCGCCGCCAGAGCGACAAAGGCCGCGCCAAAAAAGGCCATGGCCCCATGATCGGCGATGCGGCGCAGCTTGCGCCCGAAACGAAGATCCTCTTGAAACTCCGCCACCTGCTCGGGCTTGGTGACATCGACGCCGAGGATGGCGAAAACATCCCTTACCGCCAGATCGGCGGCCTTGGTGGCGATGGTGGCACCGTGCAGGCATTCAGATCGCGAAGTCTCGCATGCGGGTGGATTGCGGCGGTCAGGGCCGACATACTCATCAGCCATCACGACCCCGCCGGATAGGCGATGACGGTATGGCCGTTGCTGTCCTTGGTCATAGGCAGGCTCGGAACCGGCTTGCTGGCATCCTTGCTGATCAGATAGGCCCGCAGATCAACCACCGAGGCTTGCCATTCCGCCGGCCATGCAACGCCGGCTTTCCAGCAGCGCAAGGCAACCTGATCAGTCTTGTCGAGCAGGACTTGCGCCTGCGCAGCTAGGGCATCCCATGTCTGCAAAAGAACCGGAAAGGCGGCGGAAATTTCGGCCTCACTCGGCCAATGATCAAAGGCGACCTCCCCCGTTTCCAGTGGGCAGCCGCCATCGAAGGCGCGAACGCCGCCCGAAGGGTTAAGGGCAAAGCCCGAAGAAATAGCCATGTCACGAACTCCGGGTTAGAGATTGTCTTCCCATCCATTGACAGCCAGCGTTGACGCCACATTGGCCGCCCAGTAAATGTTCGAACTCTCCAGTTCAAAGTTGAACTGGTTGTTCATGCCATACCCGTTTTGAACATTTGCCATGACGGGTGGTGGATTTGTCGTGCTGGTATAAGCTCCATAGCTATTATTCGGGGCGACCATTGATGCGCCGCCGGTTGACGGAGTGCTGAGGGTGCCAAAAATCGCAGACGCCGTAGGGGGCACGAACGGGCCGACAGCAACGGCGGTCCATGTAGGGGTTGTGGCGCTGCCGGAAGTGCCGCTCGCCATAACAATGGCGGCACTGACATTCGCCCCACCGACGACATACTGAGCCCGGCGACCGCTCTGAATGGTGCCCAGCAGCACGGCGGACCCTGATGCGGTGCGAACCGCGCCCAGACGAGAAAAGAATGCGTACCCGCTCGGCTTGGTTGGGGCGGTCGCCGACAGCGACAGATAGGCCGTGGGGGCTCCAGAGGCATTGCAGCCGGCATAGACATTGTACCAAGACGACGCCGCGATAGACCCGGTATCCAGGCCGCCAGCACCAGCCGTGCCGGTGGCAATCGTCTGACTGAAGTTGGTGACGGTCTTATAGTTTCCCGCTCCATCCGTCAGCACCAGGGCATCCGCCGTCACCGTGATCGCCGTCGATGACGTGACCAAGATTTTCAGGTTGCGGAAATAGCCGTTCGCGCTGGCATTGGAAGGCACACTGACCCCATTCGCCGGGTTCAGCAGCACCCACTTATCGAGCGTGCTGTCATACTGCAGCTCGACCCAATGGCCGGCGCCCGCGATGTCGGCAACCGCCAATGCGAGGCCATTGCCCTTGACGATGGTCTTAGCGGCAATGAGGCCGCTGGCCGGGGTAAAGGTCGGGGTGGTGGTAGCGTTGGCATAGGCCGCACGCACCATCAGGCTCATGCCATTGGTCAGAGCGGTGACCGCGGGCGCATAGGTCGCCGTGATAGCGTCGGCGGTGCCGCCAACCGCCGTTGGGACGATCGGCGAATTCTGCTGGAACTCGGTGCCGGAAACACCGGCCTGCCCGAGCAGCTGGAAATAGGTGCCGTCATGGACGAAATCGTAGACGTTACCCGCCACCAGTTCGCCGCCGGCCAGAGCAACAAGAGCGCCGGCATAGCTGCGCTTGCGGATGGCTACGGCGCCCACCGTGTTCAGGTTCAGGGTGCTGGCGCCGGTGTTGCTGTTGGCCACCTTGAGCGACAACCGCAACAGCGTGGTGTAGGCGGTGATCGCCGGGGTCAGCGTCGCCACATAGGCGTTGGCCGCGCCGGTGTCGCTGACATTGTAGAAGTTGGTCGGAAGGCCGAACGGCGCCCACTTGGTCGCATCGGCTCCCGGAACAGCCGTATTCGCCGCCACCTGGGAAATCCACAGGGCGTTACTGTAGCGCACCACCGCATTGATGGGATAAGCATAGGTCGAGCCGCCATTTTCAGCCGCCGTGATCCAGTCGCTGATTCCCTGCGTCTGGAGCTGGTTCAGCACCGAGGTGATGTCATAGAGGAGCTGGTTGCTCGCCCCGCGATCCACGTTCTTGGCCAGAGGATCGGTGGTCGGATCGCGCTGATAATTATACCCCCAGCCTTCGGAATAGCTTACTGAGCCATCGGTCTGGACCGCATCGGGCACTGCCGACTTGTCGCCGCTGCTGGCGAAGGGGGTCAGGAATTTTTTGACGGACATGGCTGATTACCCCGCGAAAGGCCCGTTGTTGAAATTCTTGTGATAACCACCGAAGCCGAACCGCTTGGAGGCTGCCGGGGTCAGGCGGTTGATCCGCACGCCAGCCGGGCGCGGCAGGATGTCGAACAGATCGAAGACCTGCAACAAGGCCGCCGGCGGCTCAAAGCCGAAGACATAGGTCATGGTCATGTCGCCGTTGTCGCGGACATAGACCGAGCCATAATCGGCCATCAGGTCGGCCAGCATGGCGTTGATCTCGGGAACGGTCCCGCGGGCGACGAGCTGGCGATAGCGCATCTGCAGCACCATGCGGCGCTGATCGAGGCTCAGGCCCTTGGAGCCGCCGGAGGCGGCAAAGTTGCCGCGCCCGAAATTACGGCGGGTGGATGTGAAGCCGAAGGCTGGATAACTCGCTCCCGAGGCTTTTAACTCGGCCACCAAGGGCTGATTGAGAATGATCGACCAGACCGAGCAGCCGAAATCATTGGCCGTGCGAAGGTCAAACACATCGCGGAACCAGGTCGACCAGAAATCGCGCTGCTGGGCGTCATACCAAGCCTGCTTCTGGGTCAGCAGGCTTTGCAGGCTGGTGGCGTCGTTGTATTGCCACAGGATCGCCTTTAGCAGATCCACGGAATAGTCGAAGGTCTGGATGGGCTGGGCGCTCATGCCACCACCACCGTGATGTTGCTGGCAGACAAAGTGGCGATCTGGTTCAGAGCAATGCTGATGGACGCCACGGCGAAGCTGTTGGCGACGACGGTGGATAGTTCCACCTTGGTCACCAGCATGCCGGTTGTTCCGGCGGCAACTGCCGTCGAAATATCGAAGGGAGAGACGCTGACGCCGGTGCGCAGGCCGGGAAGACCGTCAGAGCCTTCCGTCTCCCATGCTATCACGGCATTCTGCACGGCGCTTTGGGCATCGGTCAGGGAGGACAGCAGCTTAACCGTCACCCGCGCCATAATCGGCACCTCTGCGGGCCGATCGAACTTCACCGTACAGGTCTGGCCGCTGAAGGCATCAACCACGCTTGCCGAGGTCGAGCCGTTCCAGCCGCATCCACCCGACTTGTTGTCCAGCAGGGCGCCGGCGACATCAGCATCGGCTCCCCCGCGCACGCAGGCCCAGACCGAATGCGCCGCCAGGGTGATTCCGTCAATAGTGGCGGCGGCATCGGTGGTGTTTTCTCGGAATTGCAGCGAGGTGACGCCATCGACAGCGTAGAGGGCCGAGGTAATGGCCTCGCTCATGCTGACGCCCTGCAGCGCCATGGTGTTGCGGCGCTTGGCCCGCAGGCTAGCATCGCTCTGCTGGGTCTTGCCGATCACGCCGGCCGAGGGGTTGGTGACGGTTTCCCAGCCCAGGACGGCGCTCACGATCTGGGTCAGTGAGCCAACGGCACAGGGGACCGCGCCAGCCTCGACCGCCACGAAATCGGCAGAGGTGGAGCCGCCAGCCGGGATAGTGATGGCAGCCGCCGGGCTGAACTGATCTCCCGCCGCTGTCTGGGCAACCGCCGTCGTCGGGATGATCGTGCCGGCCACCCCGGTCACTGTCACACCCGGCACGGTGGTGTAAGATGCCTTGTCGCGTGAAAGCCCGGTCAGGGCGCAAATCGCATCGAGGAAGACGCCGCCGGCCTCGTTCGGGTTGTTCTGATTGGCCAGGGCAGCGTTATTGATCGCCACCGACTTCCGTGCCGCCGTCTCGGCGGTGATCAGGACGCCTTGAGGCGTGCTGTCGGAAAGATCAATGTCCGAGCCCAGGGCAGCTTGCCACTCTTCTTGCACGCCGGTTTTGATGTCGGCGGTGTCGGGGACGATGACGCCCGTGCTATCGATGTAAGTGTAGAGGGTGTCGTCAGCCATTCAGTGCCCCATCACCATATTGCGTGCTGATTGTCGCCGAATAAGTCAGCTTTCCGCCGCTGACGGCGGAGGAGAAGGCGGTGATTTCCAGCACGCCGGTCACCGCCAGCAGCGCGGAACGCATGGCCGCCTCGAATTGCAACAGATTCGGAGCACCGTTCCACACCACATCGAAATTCGGAATGCCCTGATCAGCGGCATAGATCATCTCGCCCATTTGGGCTTTTGCCGCGTGGGCGCAGGCCTGCATGCAGGCGGCAAGCTCGGTGCTTCGCGCCAAGCTGCCGGTGGCATCCAAGTAGAGATCGTTGTCGGTGTTGACGGCCAGCATCTGCATGGTCAGCTCCACGCGCCATGGGCATAGGTGGAAAGGCGCTCATCCGGCATCAGCCATACCGCCATGCCGCTTTCCGGGCTGGGGATGGCATTCCGTTGTGACGCCGTCATGGAAGGCCAGGGCCGCGAAGCCTTGAGGATCGAACGCACGTCCAGCAGGCAGCCGGCATTGCCTTCGCCATCCCGATCGCTGATCACCAAGCCGTTGGCGGCGGTGACCTTGGCGCAGGTCGGCCACAGGGCGATGCGCACCGATCCATCAAGGCTTTGCAGCACCGGATGATCAGCGTCTTCCGCGTCAATGGTGAAGCCGGCCAGGGCCGCAGGAAAAAAGACGCCGTCCGAGAAGCTGTGCAGCCGCTTGGTGTTCGGCTGCGCCTCGCCCATGGTCTGGAGGAACAGCGACACGTCGCGGTCGCAGGCTTTGATGTAGCCGATGTCGCCCGACTTGATCGGGAAGTTGAGCGTGAAGCCGCCGCCGCCGATCTGGAACACCGGAACGCTGGCGATCTGAGCCCGAGAAACGCGCTCCCCCGAGGTGGTGACCATCTGAACCAACGGCTGCACTGTCACGCGGTTTTTAGCCCTGTCGAAGGCAATGACCTTAGCTGGCAGGCAATCATCAACGGACATGAGGAAATTGCGCAGAACCGTGCGAAGAGCGCCGCCGAGCGTATCATCATCGGCGGGCTTGCGGGACGGAGGGGAGACTTTACCGTCAGACACGGGCAACCTTCGCAGCTATGGGGCGGCGAAAATGTTATAACATAACACCCATGACGGAACAAACGCGGAACACTTCGAGCTAAAGGCTCTTGGCCTCAGCCGTCCAATACCAAGGCGTATCGCGATTGGCGAGGTCAAAACTCAGCTTGTAGATGCAGTAATCACCCGCCGCTGCCGGGTTGAGCCTCGAACTGATGCGCAGCGCCCCACCCAGGGTCGTTTGGGAATCGAAGAGCATCTTCACCTTGACGCCCTGCTCGGTCAGCTCCGGGATGCCGATCATCCCGGAGGACATATCGAGATTGCGCAAGCGCCCGGTGAGCGGCACGTTCGCCCCCTTCACCACCAGCGTGTTGCCATCGAGATAGACATCAACATCCCCGGCATCGGAGAGTTTGCCGACTTGCGACAAGGCCGATCCGCTATGGCTGTAGTTGGCGATCTGCTTATCATCGGCCTGGAAGTTCAGGGTGGCGCCCAGGCTGTCGGCGGTCTGCTGGGAAAGGCTCGACAGGCTGGCCAAGGCCGGCGCTTGGGCTGCCACGATCTTCCCCTTCTGCGCCTGCCCAGTCTTCGCCTTCAAGGTGATGGTGATATCCGGGGGCTGCGAAACCGACACCTGGGTGATGTCGCCGACATAGACCCGTGTCGTGCCGGTGCTGACGCGTCCGGCCTCGACAACCAGCCGCTTCGGCGTGTTGTTGCCGTTGAAGGGAGAGGCCTCGGTCAGCAAATAGGCTCGGGTATCGGCGTCCATGTTGGTGATCCGCACCTCGCACTCATCCTCAAGGGGATTGGCGAACTTGGTTCCAGAAGCTGTTGCGGCCAGCCCCTCATAGGTCTTGAGCCGACCGTTGATTTCAACCCCTATCCGCAATATGCGTGGGTCCAGGGCGTCGGCAGTCATAGCGCAGCAACCTCGGCGGCGGTCAGATAGACCAGGGTTTGAGTGTCGAAGTTTTCCCACCAGGGCGGCATATCGTCGGCTGTCGCGAACATGAAGTTGCCATCTGCCAAATAGGCAAAAGGAAGAAGCGGCGTCCCCGCCATCAGCCGCTGGCCGGAAAGCAGCGTCACATCATCGCGGACGATATCAGCCACCATGACATCACCCGCCGCCTTAAGCGCAATATCGTAGCGATAACCATCCAGGCGCAGAGAAAGCGCTTGGTTGGGGATGATTTGCAGCGGGATGATCTCTGACATATCACTTCCCCCCAATGAATGACCGCAGGGCTTGGCGGCTGGCATAGGCCGTCGACCCTGGCTTGGTGCTGTCCTGCGTCGTGGTCGAGGTGTCGCCTTTTTTCACCGTGCTGGCGTCGGCCTTATTCGCGACGGCGCGGGGCGGCAGCGTCCCATAGCTGGCCTTGACCGTCTTCACCTCCTTCACACGCAGAGCAATCGGGACTGCCCCTTGCATGTCAGGGCTCTCTTCGCGCGGCATGCTGACAATCAGCATGTTTTGATGGCTGGCCACTTGCGTTTGGAGGATCAGCAATTCACCGCTGAGGAACAATGCGCGTAGCGACTGGTAGGTGCTGCGATAATCGCTACCTGCGATGATCACCGACAAATCTCCCTCGACAGGCAAAATCACTCGATGATCGGTGATGGTTGTCCCGTCCTCGACGGGATGCTCCATGGCCTTCGAATCCTCTCGCAGGCTGAGTTTCATTGCCCGCGCCTTTTGGACCACCTGGCTGAAGTCGCTTTGCTTGAGCAGAGCGGTTACGTCCGTCGCGGCAGATCGATAATTGCTGTCCGTCGCGGCCATCAGTATGCCATCCCATCATCATAGTGGTCTGATGCCTGACGCAAATGATTGCTCAGGCCGTCGCTTATTCCCTTGCTGATTCCATCGGCATCCGTGGCCTGGGTCTGCACCTCAACCTTTTCAATATTGACGGATGTTGACTTGCTCACAGCCTGGGTGCTGTTGGTCACGGCAGAAGATGAAACCGAGTTAGTTGGAGATGCATTGGCGGCGGCAATCTGCTGAACGGCCTCCAGGGAGCCGGGCGGCGGTCCCTCTTCAGCCGCGCCACCACCGACGCCGAGCTTTTCACCAAGAGCCTCGCCGGCGGACTTCACAACCCCCCATACCTTTGACGCCGCCGCGCCAAGCGCGTTCCAGGCCTTGGTGAGCATGGCAATGATACCAATCATCTTGATCAGATAGCCCAGCGTTCCGCCATCCGTCGCCTCAGAAAGCATGGCCTTGGCTTTATAGGCCAACCACATCGCCAGTAGCGTGCCGGCGGCCTTGGCCACGGAAAGCAGGGTGTCCTTGTTCTCTTCGAGGAACTTTGTGACCGTGGCGAACCCATCCGACAGATCGTCGGTGGTCGGTAAGAGCGCCTGAAGCTGCTCCCACAGCTCCCCGGCCTTGTCTTTGATGGTGTCCCACACCACCCCGGCAGCATCGCCCAGCTTGGAAATCACCTGCCCGATCTCATGGAAGGCAGCCGACACCTTGGGATGCTCGGCCAAGAACTCGCCGAAAATCGAATTTTCACCCTGGAAATAGGCGCGCAGATCATCGAGGGCCAGCAGCAGCAGCGCCACGCCTGCAATCAGCGCTCCGAACCCGAGATATTGCAGCGGCATCAAAGCCACCACCAGGGCCGCCCCAATGCCGGCGATCAGCGGCAGGAAATCTTGAAGCTGCTTTGCAACCCAGCCCAGCCCCTGCCCTACCAGCTTGATCATCTTCCACATATTTTCGAGGAAGATGGCGGCTATCTCGACGGTCTTGATCATCCCTTGCGACATCGGCGCCTGGGTGAAATCCCTCCAGATGGTCAACACCTCTTTGAGCAGGCCGGAGAGCTTGACCGACAGCAGGGTGAGGGCTGGCGGCGTCTGTTCCATGCCGGCCTTGATCTGCCCCCACAGCATAGAGACTTCATGGGCCTGCTGGAAATCACGCTCGCTGTAGGGCATCGCCGCACGGCTGGCCTCTACCGATTTGGTGTAATGATCGTAGCCCTTGGCCAACTCCTCGACCATGGAGCGGTCGAGGCCCAATTCATTCCCCAACGCGATCTGGCCGGATTGGGGGAGCTTTTCCATGGCCTTCGCCACTTCACCCAGGTTTGACACAGCATCCGATCCGCCGACCTTGACCTTTTCGAGGGCTTTGTGCAGGCCGTCAACGGAACCGCCTGCCTTCACCGCCATCGCCTCAAGCGCTGAAACATCGGTGGTTTTGGCGCCGATCGACCCGGCGAAGTCCCCCGTCTCCGCCATCTTATCTTGGGCCGCCACCAAGCCGGCCACAGCCGCCGAGAAGGTGGCCACGGCTGCCGCCCCAGCACCTGCCAGGACGGTGAGGAAATCCTTAATGTCGGTGGTGGACTGCTGGGCAGCAGTGCCGGCCTTATCGATCTCGCCAGCCATATTGGCGGCGGCGGCGCGGCCCTGCTCGGCCTCGGCCTGGACGCCCGATGAGTCGCCCTGGAATGCGATAATGAATGTGTCGAGCAGGTTGGTTGCCATTACCGTGCCTTAGCCTTGGCGGCCTCTGCCGCTTTCCATTCGTTGTATCGGGGGATGGCTATCGTCTCCCAGAGGTCGAGGGCGTCCTCGACCGTGTAGACTGTTCTCAGCTCGCGGAGGGTTGCGCGCCCCTCAGAAACGATTGAGCCAATGACTCCATGGAGGTTCCGGTAGTCTTCTGGCTCAAAATCCGGGCGAGCATGCCGAAGGAACCCGAGGCTCGCCCGTTTCTGAAAAAACCCACGTTGTGCTTGGCGACCTCAAAGAACAGGGCCAGCTTGGCTTCCCAATCAGGAATGTGGCTTTTGCGCAGCGCAGCGGTGGTGAGCGGGATCGGATCACCATTCGCCCCAGGGACAGCCGCATAGGACAGAGCCTTGTCGATGATCGCAATCATCGAGGCTGGATTGGGATTGTTGGTGGCAAGGCCGCCCGCAATACAGGCGACCTCCACAACCAGTTCCATGCCGGGATCGGCGGGGAATTTCGATACCAGATAGGTCTTTTCCTCGCCGTCCTGGCTGGCGACGGCAACCTCTTTCGGGTCAAGCAATTCGATGGCCATTCACCCTCTCCTTAGCTGCGGCTGACGCCCTCGAACGAGAACACATAGGGGTGAGACTTCTTGCGGCCCGCCGAGCTGACCGAGTCTCCCGGCACATAATCCGTGATGATGCCGCCCGACAGGGTGATGGTCTTGCCATCGGGATAGGTGCCGGTCAGGGTGATCACGTCTTTCGCCAGGGTCTTGCCCTTACCGGCCCGATTGGCTTCGGCAAGGATGCGGAGGTTCACATCGTCGTCGCTGCCGGGAATGACATTGATGGTGACGTTCGTCGGAGACGCCTTGCTCCACGTCACCAGATCGCCGTTCAGGCCCATCGCCGACTCGGCGATCTTGACGGAGGGGGTGTCAAAGGGATCGCCATCGTCGGCAAAAGCCGTGATCGCGAAACCGGCGGGGAAAGTGACCGAGGCGGCCAGGGTGAGGTGAAGGCCGCTGCCGCTAATATTGGTGGGCATGTTCGTGGGCTCCGCTTAGATCAGAACGTGGGTGCCATCGACCGCGCGCACGCAATCGTCTTTGGCATAAATCAGGGTGTAGACGGCGGTCCATTCCACGCGCCCATCGGTCGTGGTGGCGCTCTGCATATCGACGCCCAGCCAATAGCCGACCTGCTGGACCTGCTGCCACGCTTTGTCGTCGCCGGTCTGCTCGGTGATATAGAGTTGCTGGATGGTGGACAGGGACTTGCCAACGCTGATGGTGCCGTTGAGCAGAGCGGTATCGACCACGCTATGCAGGACCGTCAGAAGCTGCGATTTGCCCTGGCTGTTGGCCGAGATTTTCGCCATAGCCAGCAGCAGGGTCATGATCTGCGAGGCCGCGGCGTCCTTCAGCCACTGCTCGTTGCCGTAAATGTTCATGTCCACCGGATCGGACGCCAGCCCCATCAGCACGCCGCGCTGGTAGAAGTCGATGGTCTGGCCGGCAGTCTGGGTGCGGCCATAATAGTTGACCCGCAACGGATCATAGGTGTCGGCGTCGGCGTTCGTCGTGACCGAGGGGGTCAGGGTGAACTGCTGGAACATATAGTTCTGGGTCGCGTTACGAGCGGTATAGTCGGTCGCCGCCAGCACGATGCCCGGCACCATTTCGGGGTATTCGCCGCTGACCGGGCTGGTCAGGGTCAGGCCAACACCAGAGAGGCCAAGCAAAGCCGCCGCCCAGGTCGCCGCGTTGGCGGTGGTCACGCGGTGGTGATACTGATACATCACGTTCTGTGCGTCGTTCCACGTCGCGGCCTCGATCACCTGGGACTCGGTCAGGGCGGCGCTGTCGCTGAAGACCAGCGTGCCGAAATTGTTGTCGGCCTGGGCGCTGTTGCTCAACGTGGTGGTGATGGTTTCGACAGCCGAGCCATTCGACAGGACGGCGCCCGTCAGCCAGCCGGCCAGGGCGGCGATGTCGTTGGTCGCACCGGCGGCAATGGCGATGCTGGCCGGGCCGGTCGTGCCGCCGGTCAGGATGAAGCGCTGATTGGTGGAGTCGAAAGTCACCGTCGCCCCAGCCCACAGCGGCAGGGCCTTGGCGGCGCGGATGGCCGTCTGAATGACCCCGGCCACGGCGGTCAGGCTGGCGGCAGCCGAGAAGTTCAGGGCCGTCAGGGAAGCGGTGTCGCCGGCCAAGGTCAGGGACATCGAGCCATTGGTGATGGCCTGCCAAGCACTCAGAGACTGCGCGCCCTTGGCGCCATAGGCGATAGGCGCGACGGCAGCATTGACCCAGCGGGCAAAGCTGATCTTCTTGGCGCGGCGGATGTTCTTCGACACCCAGCCGAAATAGAAGACAGCGCGGGCATACTCCTCGCTGGTGCTGCCGAAATAGGTGGACACGTCATCAGCCGAGGTAAACTCGATATGGCTGGCGGTCGGCACCAAAGGGTTGACGGTGAACACGCGGGTGATCAACTCGCGCTGCTTGACCGTAGCGCCTGCCCCGACACCGGACGTGATGTCCACATAGCGTTTGATCGAAATCGCCATTTCTAAGCTCTCCAGATAAGCGGGGCGGCCCGCTGTTCATGAAATGTACTCTATTCAGCCTGTCAATTCACGGACACCTTAGACCCGGCGCAGCCGATATTCCGTGCGATCGACAACCGGCACCGTGCTGGTGGTGGTGAATTTGTGGGTGATGGTGAAATCGAAGTTGGGCGCATAGATGTAGCGCTGATGGTCATCGGTCGCGGTCGGCGTCCGCACATCGGTGATGCGCAGGATTCCCGCCCCATTGTCGGCCAGCAGATCAGACAGGGCTCGGCTCGACATCACCATGGAGGCAAGGCGCAGAACATCCGCCGCCGTCATGGACTCCGTGTCCGTTGGCACTTGCGGGATGATGGCGCTGATCTGCCAGACCGTTTCCATCCATTGGGTTTCGGTGCGAATCATCGCCTGCTGTCCGGCATCGTATTTCTCCGCCACAGACTGAGCGCCCCGGCGCACCTCGCTGACCTTGTGCAGATACATGGTGGGGCCGGAATTGGCGCCCTGGCTGGTCGGCTGCATCGACTGCTTCACCGCGATGCCAGAGACGCCGGCGGAGGTGAGGCTGCTGCTGAGGGTTGGAATGATCAGCCTGAGAAAGTCGTTGTCGAGCATCAGGCACCACCCTCGTTCGGGATCTGCACCAAGGTGTATTTCGAGAAGCCAGCAACATCACCCCATGGCGTTGCCGAATAGACCTGATAGCGCTTCCCCTGAAACTCCACCTGATCGCCGCTCTCGTCGCGGCCAATGTCCTGCATCAGATCGCAAGTGATCCAAGTGACATAGGTCTTCTGGAGATCAAGCCCGAGATCCTGATAGGTGTTTTTCGGGATCGGCTGCCAGGAACCGCGCACGGTCACCGGATCGGTGAAGCTGGAAACATCGAGGCCGATCTCATTGGTGGTGCGGCCAGTGCAGCGGTAATAGGTCGCCTGCTCCTTGCCGATCAGTCCAAGCGCCGATTTGGCGACGTTGAAGCCGAGCCTCATTGCCCACCCTCCACCGTATGCGTGAGGGTGGCCAGCATGATGCCGCTGAACACCAGAGGCTTGTTCTCGGAGGCGCCAGCATTGCCGCCCGGCGCATCGCCGCTCTGCACAGCCTGTGCCGCCTCGCCGACAGCGCGGCCATTGATGGTGTCTCCCTCGCGGGCCCGGCGGCGCAATTCGATGGTGACGGGAGACAGCGGCGGTGTGGTGATGTTGGCGATGGTCTTGGATATGTCGCCGGCGGCCTGGAGGCCAACCCGGTCCATCATGGCGATAGCCGACACTTCGCCGCGGATCACCCGGCGCGACCATGCGCGGGCCAGATCGGCCCAAACCTGCTGCTGCGCCGCCATCGTCGGGCGCATGAAGGGGCGCGGCGGTATCTTGCCGTCACCGAATTCTTGGATGCAGGCGACATAGGCGACCGGCGTGCTATCGGCATATTTGGCCGTCTCAAACCAGCCGACAGCCCCTTTCACGCCGTCCAGCTCTTTCAGCGCGGCGTTGAGTTTGGCGGCGGCGGGGCCCGGGCGATGGGTAACGCCCATCAGCGTCGCCCCTGGCGAAAACCGAAGGCCTCGGAACTGCCGCCGACATAGAAGCCGCCGGTGCTTTTGGCCTGCAGCAGGGCGAGCAGTTGCGCCCCGCGCGATGAGGTGGATAGCCAGTAATCCCAGCCGGATTTGAAGGGAGGCGGCGCAATCGCCACCGTCACCTTGTCAACGCCGGCCTGGCTGACGACGCCGAAGGCCTCACCGTTGGTCGCCTTGTCGGCCAGGGCCATGAGGTGGCCGGTCAGCAGGTTCAACGCCAGCACGCGGGCGGCGCCGGAAAGCGCCCCGTAATCGGTGGCCGAAATAGAGGTGGCCGCCACCGACCAATACCCCTCGACCGTGGCGTCGGGATACTGGTCGGCGTTGGCGTATTCCGGGCACTGAGCCCGGAAGGCCGACACGTCGAAGGAGATGGTGCCGGCCATGGCACTTAGCCCCGATTCTTGTTGGTGGAGACCACCACCGACGCCTGCCCGGTGGCGGCAGCATCGGCGGCCTGGGCTTCGGCGTCGGCATCGGTGATCGGCGCCGAAGCATCGCGGGTGTTCAGGTCGGCAGCGACCACTTCGGGATCGACCTTCTTTTCCTCGACGGTAACGAAACCATTATCGACGTGCAGCTTGAACACCTCGCTATCCAGCAAGAGGGCATATTCCTCATCGCTGATCTCGGTGCGAACGCCGATGGGGGTGATCAGGCGGCCATCGGCAACATTGGAGCCGCCTTTGACCAGTACAAACCCGGCTTCAACCGGCAGATCGGCGCCGCCCTTCACCCAAAGGGTATACCGCTGGTCGCAGGTCAGGGTGCTATAGACGAACTGAGTCATGACTTTCCCTTTTCAATCAGAATCCGGTGAAGCGATAGACCGCGACGGGGTAGCGGCAGAAGATGCCAGCTGTGGCGTTGGTCATCGCCTCGATGTAGGACTTCAGTCGCTTTTCCACGCCCAGCGTCTTGGTTCGCGCCGGCACGATCTGCATGAAGGTGCTGCCGTTGCCGCTCGCGCCGAAGCTTTCGGCATAGGCATAGCCGGCATTGGCCCCGCCGTTGGCGCCATCCAGCTCGGGCGCCTGCTCAATCCGCAGGCTCAGATAGTTGTCCTTCAGCCAGCCCCGGATGGAAACGCCCTGATCGGTGGTCACCGACAGATAGCGCACCGAGGCGACCGGCAGGGCAATGGTGATGGCATCCTTTTCCGGGTTGATCAGCCCCTTCGACTGGACCCGCAGAGCTTCCAGGATCGAGCGGAAATCGGCCTGAATCTGCTGGAAGGTCTTGCCCGACCAGTTGGTGGTGGTGCCATTGCTGGCGACCGTCACATAGGCCGGCAAGTTCGGGTCGTTCAGGAAGCCATAGGTCCGGTTCGAGCCGTTGTTGTAGCCGTAGAAGCCGACCGAATTGCGGAAGATTTCCAGGGCCTCGGTGGCGGCAGTGCGCTTCTCGTTGGCCAGGGCAATCTTGACGGCGGAGGCGCGAGCCTCTTCCAGCATGCCAACCTCAAGGCCGGATTCGCCGCGCACCACGGTGCGGCGCTCCATGTTGAAGTTGGCGCTGGTCAGGTTGACGTTGCCGCGATCGATATAGGTCTGGGCCGTGCCGGTGCGCTCCAGAATGCCCTGAACCACTTCCTCGGTTTCCCAGGAACCGGCGGTGGCAACACCCACCAGGGTGTCGATCTGGCGCGGAGCGGTCACAACGCGGATCAGGTCCGGCAGCCATTCCTGCAGGAACTGCACCGGAGTCATGATGCTGGCGGTGGTGGTGCCCAGGCCCTGGATGGCGTCCAGGCCGAGGCCTTCGACCATCTTGTGCACGTCGCGCTCGTCCAGGCCGAAGCCGATCTTGTTCAGGCCGGCCAGCAGGGCGCGCGGTGAAACGCAATCCTCGCGCGACAGGATCAGCGGGCGAACATTGCGACCGCTGAGATGGTGGGTGATGGGGGTGGGATTGACCATGTTTCACGCCCTCCTTTAGGCGCCACTGACCATGCGCATGACGGCGATGCCGGCGGCGCTGGGGGTGTAGTCGGAAATGACCGCATTCGGCACAAAGCTCTTGCCGGTGCCGGGGGTCGAGGAGCCAACGGCCACGGTGGACAGCGCGCCGGTGGTCTGGTCGAACACCACCAGATCGCCGATGTTGCAGGCCGCCGAGATGGCGATCAGCAGGCCGACCGCCAGGGTGGTCAGTTCCGCGCGGGTGTTGTTCGGCAGCGCCAAGGTGGGAGCCAGGGAGCCGCCGGCAGAGGTGCCGAAGCTCACATGCTCCTTCGGGCTGGTCAGGATGCCGGCAAAGACGCCAGTGCCACCGGCCTGGGCAACGCCTTCCGAGGAGACGGTGAAGGCGCGGCCGAACACGTTGTTGGTGGGGTCGCTCGACACCAGAGTGAACGGGCGCGAGGCCACCGGGCCATCAATGACGAATTCGCCCGGAATGCCCAGGGGCTGGGCGAAATTGACCGAGGTCTGCATATTATTTCACCCCATATTCGTTGAGGGACTTGATGCCGTCGGCCTGATCCATGCCGCTGGCATGCTCGGGGACGGCGGGAGGCGTGCGACCGGCAAGGTAGCCGGTCAGGGCGGCCAGCTCCTGGCCCCGGGACACCTTCAGTCCCAGCTTCTGAGCGCCATAGGTGGCGACTTCGCCCAAGGTCTTATCACGGTGGTCGAAGGTGCCGATATGGTGGGACAGGCGCTCGGCCAGGGAATCACGCTGGGCGACTTCCTGCAGCAGGGCCTTCATGCCGTTGGTCTTCAGCGCTCGCACCTCCCCTTGCAGGGCTTTGAACGCGGCGGCGTCCATGCCGGTGCCACCATCGGGAGCAGCGCCGCCCTCAGCGCCGGCATCGTCTTCGCCTTCGCCGCCATCCGGTTCGGCGGGGGAGGCGGGCGAGCCAAGCTTAGACATCGCTTCGTTGAGCTGGCTGATCTGAGGTACGATGGTTCCCAGGATTTTGGTGATTTCGGAAATGGACAGCTCACCGCCACCGGTATCAGGGCTGCCAGCTTCCGGGGTATCGGCGTCAGCGCCGGTTTCATCGGGCATAATGTTTCTTCCTTCTCCTGTTGAAGAATCCCCCGCATCCTGCGAGGAAACCGCCTTGCCACTATTGGCAAGTGATTGTCGAAGCTGGGCGGCATCCATCGAATCCCCGCCTTTGGAAAGTCCGCTCCCAATAAGCTTTCCGACTTTCATACCAAGCCCCGCGCCAATTGCAGCGCCAACACCGCTCCCTACCGGGCCCGCAACGCCTCCGGCGATCATCCCAAGGGTTGACCCTGCCAATCCGCCTACAATTTCTCCTTTGCTCCCACCTCCAGACCCGCCCGAAAAGCGGCTATGATCATCCCGGTTGGGATTGTCATCCATCGCCATGGGGATCATGTCCTTTGCGTCAAAGGTGATGGTGAGATGGTCGAGAACGGCGACCTCCGGGCCCATTCGCCCCTCTTCAACAAGGGCGAGGTGGTTTCCTCTGATTTTACGCTGCACGCAGTCGTAGGCCTGGCCGTTCCACATGCCCGGCGTCCAGTCGTAGACGCAGCGATAGCCGGCAGAGAGTTCCCTCATGCCGGCGTCAATCTCTCCGGCCATGCTCTCCGAGAAGACCTTGATATTGCCGCGCAGCATCTGGGTATCGACGTCGAAATAGACTTCCTCGCCAATGACCCCCTGCACGCCCATAGCCTCGGGCGGGGTAAGGCCGGCTTCTTCCGGGCCAAGCATCGCGTGGGTGATGATCCACGGCAGCAGGCGGAAGGAAGAGATGCAATCCGGGTCGGCCAGTTCTTCAGCCGGGCGATAGACGCGATACATGCGGTCAGCGTCGGGGCCGTTGCAGGACGAGCCCAGATAGTCGAACACGCCGACGCGCGAGATCGGATTTCCCTTGATCTCATACCAGCCATTGCGATCTGGAATGCGCGCGGACATCAGGGGGCCTCACTGGACGATAGGACGGGGATCATCTTGCAGCGGCAATTGGGCGCATCACCGGGCAGGCCGGTTTCGCCGGTGCGCTCATCGATCACCGGCGGCTCGGAGAACTTGAAGACCTTGCCGCTATAGCTGACGTGCAGCTCGCGGGGATGCTTACCTCCGCCAGAATGCAACCATTCGAACTGGGTTAGGCCCAGGGCGTCCATGCGCTGGCGGTTGATGGCGCTGTAGATCTTGTGGGTCTGATCCTCGGCGATCATCTTGGCGCGGCGCTTGGTGATGCCGGCCTGCGCCTCAAGCATGGGTTGGAGATCAGCCAGGCCGTTGCCGGTCGTGACCGAGCGAAGCACCGCCTGCTCGACGTTGTGCAGATATTGTTCGGGGATGGACTTGATCAGCCCAACATTCTGCGCCGTCGCGGCGGATAGGCTCTCGCGCATCTGGCCGTTCAGCACCGAGGTCTTCATCGACAGGCCGCCCGACATTTCTTGCAGGCTGGCGTGCAGGCTCGATGTCGAGGCCTTGTTGACCGAGTTCACCAGCCACTCGGACAGCCCCTCGGCGCGGCGATCGAACAGCGCGGCGAATTTCTTTTCCAGGGCCGACACTAAGCGGGACGCCGCATAGGACACGCTTTCATCCTGGGCGAAATGAGCCTGGGTGGCCGGGCGTGCGAAGAACGCTTCGATATCCTTGCGGGCGATCTCCGTCATCGCATCAACAAGACGATGCAGGCTCGCCGAATACTTGGCAGCAGTGGCGGCGGGAGGATTGAGCGGCTTGCCCCGAACGATGGCTTTCCGCCCGGCGACACGGGCGGCCTTGGCCTTGGTCAGAAGGCGGCGCGGCTTACGCATCGTCGTCGCCCTTCTTGGCTGCCGCCCGCTTGTCGATATGCCGACCCACGGCGGAACCGGCAGCATGGCCGACCTCAGCGCCGACAGCCGCGCCCTTCAGAGAGCGTGTGGCATAACCGCCAGCAGCGCCACCGGCAACAAACCCCACATGGCCCCCAATGCCTTCGAACCGGCCACGCTCGTCGCGCGGCTGATCATCACCGTCCATTTCGTCCATGCCGGGCGCGCCCTCGGTCGAAACCTCGGCGTCGTCGGGCACCTCGTCGGGCACCTCGTCGGAAATGCCGGTATATCCACTGTCTTCATCGGCAACCACGCGGCTGCGCACATCCTGGCCATCGAGGGCACCGCAGTTGACCAGCACCGCATCGGTGTCGGCCTTCACCTTGTTGACATCGGCTTGCTCTTTGGCGGTCAAAGCGTCGAGCTTGTTCCAGACAACATCGACCTCAAACGGCGCATCGGGAGCGATCTCGGAACGGATCGCCAGGGTGTAATGGCGCTCCAGCAGCGGGGTCAGGTCGTGCTCTTGGATGCTTTCCAGCTCTTCATGGTAGCTGGCCTCTTCATAGTCACCCGATGAGTTGAAGCCCTTCGGGGTGGTGCCCAGCAACTTGGTGGCCGGCACACCGGCGGCGGCGGCCACAAGCTGGAAATTGACCATGATCACGTCGTCAAGATCGGCGAGGCTTGTTTCAAACTGCTCGACCGTCTCGCCAGTTCCGGCGACCTTGATCCCGAAGTTGTCGCGGAAATAGACCCAGGAAGCCAAGCGCTCTTCGAAAGCCGCTTGATCTCCAATAACTTGATCAACATCGGTGTGCAGCACAGTCGAGCGCTTGGACAAGGCCAGGGCCGGCCCCTCATTGGCGATGCGGTCAGCGGCATAGACACGCTCGATGATCGCCTGCGGGACCGGGATGCCTCCATAGAGATAGGTCGGCTTCAGCAGGTCCGTGGGCTCGCTGGTGCGCATGATCACCAGATGCGTGTGATGATATTTCTTGCCGTTGATCTGCCACCATGTCGGGACATAGAAATCCCGCGCCCACGGGTTTGAACTGGCGCGGGCCGAAAGGATCGGCACCATCCAGTAGGGATCGACTTGGCTGATCCCCTTGTAGCTGCCGGGCCGCACGCCATCGGGATTGAACGGTTTTTGGTAATAGAGCGGATCGTCGCTTTCGACCTCGAACAGCGCCACGCGGATGCCGAAGCACCGGCCCATGCGCCCGAACTCAACGAGCTGGCGGCGGATGTGCCGCTTCTTGTCAAACTGCTGCAGACGGGTCAGGACATCAGGGGAAAGCTTAGTTCCGTCATTGACAGTGACCTTCCATCCCACCCGCACTGCATCGCGTGCCGGCATGGTCACGGCACGGTCGATAAGCCAGTGCTGCATCAGGATAGCGCAGGCTTGGTGCCCGATGAACCGCTGACCGGCGAACCATTCAAGCTGCTGATCGGAGATGCTCGAAAGAGCATTTGAGCCGGTGAAGGCAGAGGACATGGAAGAGTCCATGGCAACACCGCGCGGGGTCTTGGCGCGCCGCTGAACAGCCCCCCCCCACACAATGTCCTCGCGCATCGCCCGAGACAGGCGCCGAAACTCGCCGACAGCCATAACGCCACCGCTCCGCGCTGTGGGCGCGGGGTCAACGGCCTGCTCCTTGCGACGCAACCAGCCAAACACGATGGAGCCTATCCCCAGAGAACATTACGGGAACAAGCTACCATCAAGGCCTGCGCAATTAAATGTTATAATGTAACACTCACGAACGCCCAGCCTCATCGGTCGAAGAAGCCCTTCGGCTTGGCCGCCAGCATGTCGGATATGGCGTCGCACATCGGATCAATCTGATCGTCGTGAGCGTGGCTGTCGTCGGCGGTGAACGCTTCGCATTCGGAAATGAAATCGGCCACCCACGGCGCATCGGGAAGCAGGACATAGCCGCTCTCGATATAGCCCACCACGTCCATGACGCGGGTCAGCTTGTCTTTGGCGCGCGGGATGCCCTCAATGGGAATGCGGTCGGCGTTCTTCAGATCCTGTATCAGGCCGGTTCCGCTGGCCTTGTCTTCGATCTTCATGCGCCGCACCGGCGGCAGACCGGGCGCAGCGGCGTGCTTGCGCCAGAAATCGACGGCGCGGCGGCGCAGTTCCGGCGCCTCCCATTTGCCGCGCTGCAGGTCGAGCAGGTACAGCCGGCCATCCTGACCAAGGCCCCAGCACTCGAACACGCTATAGTCGTTCCGCTCGCCGGTCTTCTGCGCCGTGTCGGCATAGATGGTGCGGGTCTTGAGCGGCGGCACAGCCGAATAGCGCCCGAACTGAGCGCCCTTGATGATCTCGCCGCCAACCACAATGGGGCTTTGCTGGTACAGCGATTGCCAAGAAGCCGTGGCCATGGCCGCCTTGCGCTCCAGTAGGAATTCCAGGCTCTTATGCTCGGGGAATAGCGCCTCACCAGCCTTGCGGTGTTCCTCGTCGCGCTCGGCAATCGCCGGATAGCTGAAAACCTTGACGCCGGGAACCGTGGCGATCAGACGGCCTATGGGGTCATCGACATGCCACCGCGTCAGGATGGCCAGCATGCCAGCACCATCGGCGAAGCGGGTGAAAAAGTCGTCAGTGAACCATTCCCATGTTTTGTTGCGCACAGCTTCGGAGCCGGCCTCTTCACGCCCTTTGATCGGGTCATCGATCACGCCAAGGTCGAGGCCTTCGCCGGTGATCGAGCCGCGCACCGTCGTGTTGCGGAAGAATCCATCCCGCCCGGCGAACTCCAGCAGGTCGCGGTTCCGCACCGCGCCGCCGCCCAGGCGCGCATCTGGGAACACCAGCTTATAGCGATCGCTGTCCATGATGCGCTGAAGCATCAGGTTCGCCCTGACGCCCAGGCGCTCCGAAAAGCTTGCATAGATGGTCTTGAGGTCGGGATAAGCGCCAAACAGCCAGGCCAGGAACTCTACGACCTGAACCGACTTGCCGTGTTGCGGGGGCGCCTGGATCACATACTTAGGGCGCAGGCCGGCCAGCAGGTCAGCCTTGAACTGTTCGAGGACAGCGGCAACTTCGCGCTGCCACCATCCCCATTTCATCGGCTTCTTGCGGTGCAGGTATTGGCGGAAGTGCCAGAATGACCGGCGGGCAAGTTCGCGCCGCGCCAGCTCGGCAAGAGCAGGATGAACTTCACCCATGGGCTGCGTCTGCCGACGCCATGGCCATCAGCTCGGCATCAGACAGATGCGACAGGTCGGTTATGTCCTGCGGCGTTGGCGTGTTCGCCTTGTCAACGGCAGCCTTATTCGCCGCCAGCAGGTTCAGGCCGATCTTGGCTGCTTCATTGGCTGCGCCGGTCAGCACCACAACATCGCGCAGCGTCACCGCGTTGTCGTCGGGCGATTGCCCCTGCCCCAGCCTGATCTTGTTGGCGCAATGATGGGCGGCGGCAGCCAGCTTGTTGGCGGTCATGCTGCCGAACAGAGCGGCATCAGCGAGATTTGAGGAAATAGACTTCAGCTTATCCGCCAGGGCGCGCACGGCCACCTGTTCCGAAACAGGCAGAGCCGAAAGGGACAACTCAGTCTCAGCCAATTGATTCGCCAAAATTTTTTGAGCCGTCACACGTTTCGAAATACGCTCGCTGACCCGCGCTGGGCTGATGCCGAAGTCGCGGGCAAGCTGGCGGATCGACACCCCTTCAAGGTGCCGTCTTTCCACATCCAACCACTGTGCCTCGGTGAGCTTCGACGGGCGGCCCATGGGATCTCCTAACCCGCCAATGTTGCCAGATTGTTCATGTCACTTAAACGCTCATCGGCCATCACCTGGGCCATGGTGCGATGGCAGAGGCAGCCGTAAAGACCGCGTGATTCCTGCACCGGGCAATCAGAGGCCCGCCGCGCTTCCCCATCGCCCTCATCGAGATGGAGCCGGCCTTGACAATTCGGAGGGCAGGCATCAAACGGGCGGCTCATTTCTCTACCTGTTTCTTTGGTGGTTGAAAGCCAAATGGCACCGTCTCCTGAACTCGATAGATCGGGCATCCGTCAGCGCTCAGAAGGCCGGTCGGAATTGGGGATTTGTCTTGCTCATGAACCCAATCCGCCGTTCCAACGACCCCCATACCACTCCACCAGTCCGGGATTACGAACGGCCCTGCCATGGTGGGTCTAACCACATACCGGCTCATTGCCCCTGCTCCATCATTTCGGCAGCCTGGGCGAACCCTTGGGGATAGCGGCGGCGCAGATCAGCGAAGAAGGCCTCGCGGTCGCCGCTGTCCATTTCGCCGATCATCTGCCCCCTCGGCTTCGCTTTCTCCGCATCGCTATCGGCCCGCATCTGAGCCCTGCGCAGCTTGTTGCGCCAATCCGTGCGCCGGCTCAAAAGCGGCTGGGCAAACCTCACAACATCGGCGACCGCAGGCGGATGAGGCCAGCGGTGGGTTTTGGCCACCTGATCGAATGCCGATGCCAAAATGTCGGGCGGGAATTCCGCCAGCAGCCGGTGCCATTCGGTCATGATTTTCACGTGCGGCTGAGGAACGCCGGAATCCCACAGGCGCTGCATGAGCGCGGACCGCTCTTCCGCCGTGGCTGGTACAAGTCCCCTTTCCACCGTCGCTCTGGCGGCGGGTAACAGGCTGGCGATGCCTTCAGGCAGAGGTTCCGCCATTCCCATGGACT